CTTTTGAGCTAGTGCTGATGCCTTAAGAATATTCTTAGGATCATCTTTTAACACCTTGAGCCAGGATGCAATGTAACTTGAATGTTGTAACTGGCCATCGATTTTTAAATGAGCGCATAACATCGCACTGCCTAATTCTGCGACTAGCTCCTCGAATGCATAAGCTTCTGAGCCAAATTTATTTTTGAAATCTCGATTCAATCGTGACTCGTGGCCTGTCCAGTGAGAGAGCTCATGTAACATTGTTGCATAATAATCAGGCGTTGATCTAAACTGCGCAAGCTCAGGCACTTGAATATAATCAAGTGAAGGTACATAAAATGCACGGCTTCCGCCTAATTCAATCCTGGCACGTTGCGCCTTAATGAATGCCTCGCATGATTCATTGACTTCATTCTGAGTACGCGCCTCAGTCATTGGTAATTCAAGGCCGTCCACTTGATCTGCATTAAATACAGTGTAGGTCTTAAGCATTGGTATTTTCTTAATCTCATCTGAAGCTTTGTCTTTTACTTCTAACGGGCTGAAGTAGATCACTTGCACGCCCTTCGAACCCTTGCGAACCTGAGCGCCTACTGACTGCGCTTGCTTATATGTAACCCAGTTGTGAGTTGATCCTGGCATCATGGATAGTTGAATGAAGTTGATGCCGTTGTAATATCTCTTAGCTACTGGATTATATGGCGCATCTACACCGTGAGAGTTCCACGGCTTGACCCAGGGAGCCACGCCTGATTCTAATTGATTAATAATATTATCTGTTATTGTTTGCGCTATGTTACTCATATTGATGATCCTTTTTAAAGTTGATAACGTGTACCGCAAAATCACTATACCGAAATTTTATCTATTTGTATACTTTTATTTTACTATTTAAGATAAAAGCCTGGCCAGGATCCTGGACCGGTAAACGGCTATAGGCCGACCCCACCCACGCCCCACCCCCCAAAATTTTTAAAAGGAATTATTTTTTCTCTCTTACACTTGAACTTTCACGAACGACCAATATAAAATCCAAATATTAGAAAGTACCCCCCTAGTAAAATAAAAGGGATATCAAAAAAATATTTTGCAAAAAAAGTTGGAAATTTAGTTAGTAAAGTTTCATTCAAAGGAAAGAAAAAGGTAAAACGAATGAAAACTAGATTGCTTTAGGGTCGAAGTTGTATAACTCGGAGTAGACGTCTTTAATACGCATGAATTTAACCCCGTGCTGATCGAAGTCATCATCGCCTCGAACGTAGAGAGCTAAGTGAACCATTTCATGGAGAAGGGTTTGAAAGATTGTAATGAAGTGACCACAAGAACCTGAACTTATTTCAATAGCCATGTCTACTTCGTCAAAGCAACCATATATAGTAGGGTTCTTAATGACACGGAACTTAACTTTGTCTGACTTAGGCATAGGAAGTTTATTAAAAGGTGGCATTTTACACGCCATGTTGTACAGAATTTCTAAGTTCTTTTTAGTTAACGTGGTTTTCATTTAGATATTCTACCTTGTTTTCATATAAACTATGTTACAATCGCAAGCAAAGCTGCAAAATTCTACCCAAAGGTGTATCAGCGACACATGACAGACGGAAATATCCAAGAAAATCAACAAGATAAACCCAGTAACGAGGTTGTTATTGTGCCTTTTATCGAGGAAAACATACCGATACCCAAGAATGCTAGGGAAGCCCTACCAAGTATGACCTCGGAGGACGAAGTTATGCTTCGTGCGCAAACAATTAAAGAAGTAAGTGACATTATGGGAGAAGAAATTGCGCCAAACGCAGAAAATGTTAAAGAAGCTGAGGATTTAGCGCGCAAAATGGTAGAAAACCCAGGTATGAAACAAGAATATGGACTATACGCGAATGAAACCGTGGCTTACTTAGGTGGACTTGTTGGTTGCTACAACCACATGATCGTAAAAGACCTAGCTGATTTGAAGTTATACGTGGTAAACAAGTTGGTCGAGATTGTACATCACGAAGATAGTAATCTTAAAGAACGAATTACAGCGTTAAGATCTATTGGCGAAGTTGATGGTGTAGATGCATTTAAGAAGAAGACAGAAGTTGTACATAAAATGGAGACGATGGAAGAAGTTGAGAAAGAATTACTATCTATGCTAAGTGAACTAAAACAAAAAGCACTGATAAAACCTAAATCTGAAATTATAGATGCGGAAATTGTAGAAGATGCCAGAGACGAAACTGACGAGTAAAGATATTGAGGAGTTACAAGGTTTAATCGGGGTAGCAGAAGGCCCAGATAAAATTAAACTTCAAAGACTTCTTAAAGTATATAAAAGCAAGGTTGTCGAGAAATCGGGTAAAGAAACTTTTTTAGATTTTATACAACATGTATACCCAGGCTACATGATAGGAGATCACCATAGGAAGCTTGCTCAAATATTTGAGGACATTGCGAACGGTGTCAAGAAACGAGTTATTGTTAACATTGCTCCGCGGCACGGGAAGAGTGAGCTTATTTCATATCTTGCTCCAGCCTGGTTTCTTGGTAAATACCCTCATAAGAAAGTTATTATGGCGTCGCATACGGCTGACCTTGCTGTTAATTTTGGTCGTCGGGTTAGAAACTTGGTGGGTAGTGATGCTTACAAAGATATCTTCCCACAGGTAGAACTACAAGCAGACAGTAAATCGGCATCACGATGGGGGACAAATTTTAATGGTGAATATTTCGCAATTGGTGTTGGTGGTGCCCTCGCTGGTCGCGGCGCTGATCTTTTTATCATTGATGATCCACACTCCGAGCAAGATGCAAAACTTGGAAGGGCTGATGTCTTTAAGCCTGCTTGGGAGTGGTTTCAGTCTGGCCCTCTTCAACGTCTTATGCCTGGTGGTGCGATCATCGTAGTGATGACTCGGTGGTCTAAGTTAGACTTGACTGGTGAAATTGTGAACCAGATGGTAAAACAAGAAGGTGTAGACGAGTGGGAAGTAGTAGAGTTCCCAGCAATTATTCAGAACAAACAAGGTGAAGATGAGTCCCTATGGCCTGACTTCTGGCCGCTCAAAGAACTCTTAGCAAAGAAAGCGGCGTTAGATGTTCGGTACTGGAATGCGCAATACTTGCAAAACCCGGTGTCAGAAGAAGGGGCTTTAATTAAAAGAGAGTGGTGGAAGATATGGGAAGAAGAAGATCCTCCTCAATGTGAATTCACAATCATGAGTCTAGATGCGGCTCAAGAAGCTAATAACCGTGCTGACTATAACGCACTAACAGTATGGGGCGTCTTTTTTAACGAAGAAACCAATAATTATAATATAATACTATTAAATAGCATCAAGCAACGCTTAGAGTTCCCAGAGTTAAAAGAGCTTTGTTTAGAAGAATATAAAGAATGGGAACCTGATGCATTCTTAGTTGAAAAGAAATCTAACGGCGCAGCACTCTATCAAGAGTTTAGACGGATGGGTATTCCCGTCGGTGAGTTTACACCAGGTAAAGGTCAAGACAAAATAAGTCGAGTTAATGCTGTGTCAGATCTATTTAGAAGTGGTATAGTGTGGGCTCCCGATAGACGATGGGCACATGAGGTTATTGAAGAGTGTAACGACTTTCCAAGTGGGGCAAATGACGACTTAGTTGACTCAACAACGTTGGCATTAATGAGATTTAGACAGGGCGGGTTTATTAGACTGCCAAGTGATGAACCTGAAGATATCATAGGATTCAAATCAGCAAAGAATAAGTTGTATTTAGTTTAAGGATAAATTATGGCAGATAATGTAGATAAAAGTATAAGTCAAGCACCTCAAGGCCTAGAAGAATTAGCGATGGGTCAACCCGACCTTTCCATTGAAATAGAAAATCCAGAAAGTGTTACGTTAGATGACGGTAGCATGGAAATTACAATACAACCTGGTAAAGAACAAGATGATGAGTTTAATGATAACTTAGCAGAAGACATGGATGAAGGTCAGTTGACTGAATTGTCAGGTGATTTAATTGGCGAATACGATGCTGATATATCATCAAGAAAAGATTGGTTAACTACATATGTAGATGGCTTAGAGTTACTAGGTCTTAAAGTAGAAGACAGAACAGAACCGTGGCCCGGCGCATGTAATGTATATCATCCCTTAATGACAGAAGCGCTGGTTAAGTTCCAAGCTGAAACTATGATGGAAACATTCCCCGCCG